ACATAATAATTTCTGTAGCCAGAAAAGCACCAAATTTTTTAGATGTTCTGTTACACGAATATTGCCATTTTTTACAATGGATTCAAAAATCAAAAATTTACAATACAGCCGATAGACATTGTTCTATTGTAGTTGATTGGTTTGGTGGAAAAGATTATTCCGTTAAAACTATTAAAAAGGCATTTTACTGGGTTCGTAAAATGGAACGTGAATGCGAACAATTTGCTGTAAAATTAATACACAAGTACGATCTTCCGATTGATAAAAAGAAGTATATCAAGCAAGCAAATTGCTATATCTATACCCATTTTATAATGGAAGAGACACGCAAATTTTGGATGTTTAAAAAGAACCCATACAAGAATAAAGCAGTGCAAAAAACCATGCCTTCAAATTTTAAGGCACAGAGTCATAGCACGCTACCTAAGAATGTTAGAACAGCCTTATTACGCTGCGTCTAATTTTCTTATTTCTTCCCATCTATCTTCTTGAGGAAAATAGCCTTTATGGATAAGTTCGGTGATGAAATCATCCATCATTCCTAAAACTTCTTTATCCACAGGGCATATTTGTTCCCCGTTTAATTCAATGGGGCCCGTGCCAGATTTAAGTCCATCACAAACTGCTAGATCGCATTGTTTTACAAGGTCATCTGTATATTCAAGTAGACTAGCTACTTGGTAAAATAGATCCTTACGAGAAGGATCTATTTCTTTGCGAGCCAACAAACGGATTTCGTAGGTTAGTTCTGTTATTTTCATATCAGGCGAAGCGGATACTTTGTATACTGAAAAACAGCAAGTATCTCATCGATAATATTTAGTAACTTTATGTCATTTTCTGACAAATTTATTATAATATTTACTGAAGAAGATCTTCATAAAGTGGTCTACAATGCCATCTAGATCCTTGTAGACGTGTCCCAAGGGTTTATACTTAGAACAGGGCTTCCTTTACCACCAAAGCAGTCTCAATCGATTCTCCACCAATTGCCTGATTAGGATTCGAACCTAAACAAAAACCTTCAAAGGGTTCGGTGCTACCGTTACACCATCAAGCAAAAAAGCCCCAAATTTTTATACTCCGAGGCCCAGAGTTTGTGTGATTTTGGAACAATAAGAATTCATCAAAATTCCACTAGCAGTACCAACATTAATACTTCGCACAGAACCGTACTGTGGAATATACAAAATATCATTACAGATATTTAAAATTTCTGTTGGTACACCAATTTGTTCTTGTCCAAAAATCATTATGTAATGAATATTTGGATCAAAATCATAAGTGCTTACATCCTTAGCAGTAGGAACATTATCGATTCCTATGAGTCGGATCTGTCCTCCGGTGTCACATGATTTGGATTCAATAAACGATCCAAAATCATCAATAGTTCGTACATGACGAAAATTGGTATAATGATGAGTGCCAACAGTGCCGCGCCTATCATATTTTTTGTTGCCATAGATAATTACTTCTTTTGCAAGAAACGCATTAGCGTTGCGTATAACGGTGGCAATATTAAAATCATTGCCAATATTACAACAGACAACTGAATAATTAAAACGCTTATCGTCCAAATCGGATAATATCGCATCATGCTCCCAATAATGGTAATGATCAATTATATTACGTGTTTCCATTGGTCAATCCTCTAGTTTAAGAATTCCGTCATCACTTGTATAAAAGATATCATGAAAAATATCAGCACACCATTTGTGACATATTGGACATGGTTTAGCATTTCTATAAACACCAAACCGATTAAATCTAAAATTAAGAAGGACTAATTTTTTATCACGATAACTTCTTGGGATTTTTCTGAATGCATCTAACTCAGAATGCATCTCAGGATACCTATACCCAAGTTTTACACTTTGTGGATGAGTCTTATACTCATTCTGACCAATAGCAACAATTTCTTTTTTGTACAAAATAATAGAAATATGTTTCTTTTGTCTTTCCATTGCCATTGATATAGGTTTGGCAATAGGAACATAAAGTTTAGTTATCGTGTTTATATCCAATTTAATCCATCGTCAGCTTAAGCTTCGAAGACTTCGAAGGAGCAACGATTCCTTTGTTAAGGTTAGCATCATATTGATTCTTCAATGCAGCTACTGGGCTTACATGAAAAACAATAAATGATTTTGGAATAGTAACACCTTGGGAAATGTCCGTATACATCATCCAAGGCATCATACCAATTTGTCCCTGTTCCATCGGAATTAAAACTGCTGGGTCTTTAAAGACATAGCCTGTTTCGGTTTCTTCGTATCGAGTCAAAATTTCTTCGCCTGAGTTTAGTCTAAATAGTTGAACGTTCATTGTATGTTTCCTTTGTCATATTATACCATGAACTAGAACAAAGTCAAAGGTTATTATATGCTAAGATTTAAACAATTTTTGATGGAAGCACCATTACCGCCTGTCAGAAAAGATTTACAAGATTTTGTTAGACCTTATGAGATACAGGGAAATGAAGATCAAATCTTGGGGCTTCATGGTAGTGCAGCCGATCCTACAATTGGTGTTGGTCATAGTTTAAATGACTCAGAATCTTCTAGAAAAAAATTACAAACAGTTGCTCCAGATATTAGTTATGAAAATCTCCGTTCTGGAAAAGCAAAGTTAACAAAAGATCAAGTTCAAAGTTTAAGTGATTTGGATACTGATGAGCACATACAAAGATTGAGAGATCTTGTTCCGGATATAGATGACTATACACCAGAAGCACAAAAAGGGTTGTACTCCTCAACATACAGAGGAACACTCGGTGGATCACCAAAAGCTTTAAGCTTATTAAAACAAAAACAATATGATGCGGCTGCTGATGAACTTTTAAATAATGCTGAATACAGAGCATCTAGAGATGGTGTACCAATTAAAGGTAAATTACTTCCAGGAATTGCAAAGAGAATGGAGGCTGAAAGTGCTCTAATTCGAGGAGAATCAGATCGCAGAAATAATAATCTTCCACTATCAGGAAAAGTATTAAAAACAGCAATATCTGTTGTACCACAAGCTATAGATACAGTTACAAAATTAGCTGAACCACTTAGTAGAACTCCAACACAACCTAAAAAGAATAAACCGGTATCACCAGTATCTGATAATGACCATACGATTCAAAGTGGCGAAACGTTATGGAAATTAACTAAAGGTGATCCGGCTAAGATTAAACAAATTCAAGCAGCCAATCCTGGCTTAGACCCAAACAAATTAAGTGTGGGTCAAAAAATTAAAATACCTCGTTAAACTAACATAGCGTTATTTGATAACATTGCAGACGTAAACCACATAGGTTCATTTCCTAACTTCCACTTAGCAAATTTAGCTTTCTCTCCAAGATAATATGCACGATATGCGGTTACTCCATCAACGTTCTTATATTGATCTGGCATTGCTTGTGCAAAGTCAGTACAAATAGTATTTGGGAGATTGCTTGGTGCATTTTTAGTAAACCAATATGCCATATCAGTAGATTTATGGATTTTACCATAATAACGACTACTATATTCATTTGTTAATTCAAATGTATGATTAGCCAACCAATAATAATTTGATTTAGATGCTCTTGCCCAAATAGTACATGGGTGATTATGAAAACATGGTTTGTACAATGTTATTTTATTATCTTGTACTGTATCTAAAGAATGAACTGTTGAAAGCATTTGACAACCTTCAAGAATCATTTTTACGACGTGTTTGTCACACATCATCTGTGCAGCAATAAGCGGATCTTTATCTAAAGCAAAAATATTCATATTTCATTCTCTTCAAAAATATTGTTGATAGTACGATTTACTTTCACCATTGTACCATTGGTATATAAAGAAGGCAAATCAAAAGCACCAACATAAGAACAAGCCGAGCGCAAACCACCAAGAATTTCTTGTATCGTATTGTATACAGGTCCACGGTAAGGAACCTCCACTGTACGTCCCTCTGACGCACGATATGTGGACAGCCCACCATTGTATTTTTCATTTGCAGTTTTGCTGCTCATGCCGTAATGCAACATCGTAAGCTGTCCATGCTCTTTATGACGAATTTCACCGCCACACTCGTCATGTCCGGCAAACATCCCACCAATCATAACAAATGCAGCACCAGCAACAAAAGATTTTGCAATATCTCCGGAGTGTACTATTCCACCATCAGCAACGATCCCAATATCTAATGCTGCTGCGGTTTCTGCACACTCCATTACTGCGGACAATTGTGGGTAACCCACTCCCGCTATTCTCCGTGTCAAGCACATTGACCCGGCACCTATTCCCACTTTCACTAAGTCTGCACCAGCAAGCGACAAGGCTTCCACTCCGTCTGGTGTCACTACGTTCCCTGCTACAATTATCGACTTCGGACATTTCTCTCTTACCTTTCTAACAAAAGAATGAAATTCTTTCATATACCCATTTGCTACATCTAAGCAAATAAACGTTGGATCATTTGTATGTGGAGTATCAACCCACAATTTACTTTGTGCATCTAGTCCTAAACTCAAAGCAACATATTGTTCTTTATCAGGATATTGAGATACAAAGGATTCGTAATAATCAAAACCTTTTTTCAAACATGTTACAATCTTATGTTCTGAAAGAGATAAAGCCATCTTATGTGTACCGATGGTAGACATATTTGTTGCCATAATTGGAATACCATTCCAAACTCTACCACATTTAAAAGTTGTTGAAACTTCTAGTTTTACATCATTTCGAGATTTTACATCAGAAAGTCTTGGTACAATCAGAACATCAGAGTAATCAAGTTTTGGTTCGTAATTTACGATCATGGGTATATTTTACCACACTATAACACCAACGTCAATGTTATTTGCCGCTGTTTTCAATTCTTTGTATTATATGGGTAAGATTCAACATTTCTGTAGCTAACTCTTTGGATGTCATTTTATCCAATAAATATGCTTCATAATTTTTGATTAAAAGTTTAGCTTCTCTTAATAGAAGAGCATTTAGATGACGTTCAGTTTTTAAATCTTTAAAGTCTTCCATTACTAATATTTATTCTAAATCATCTGTGTCATCTCGTGTCATCGAAAGAAGGTTGTCTGGGTAGAAAGAACTCCACTTTTGTTTGACTGTACTCCACAACAAAATACGACCATCACCTAATGGACTAAATCCTGCTTGCCTTACATGTTCTTCGCCGTTAACAATACCTTCTTTTAGCGATCCCATTATAATAGCAACCTGACCATTTACTTTCATAACCAGAAAAGAAACAATACCATCTAATAGTTCTTCAATAATTTGATTTGGGTTTATAAAGTCCGCAATATAAAGTTTGCCTTCTTTGGCAATTTTCACGGAAACATATTTGTCACTTAGTGGATTAAATCCTTTTGGATATAATTGATCATCCATCTCCAAGTAAACAGATAAACTTCCATATCTTTTAGAAAAATATGAAGAATATAATATATCATTCTCCATAACATTTTTTAAATTGTCTTTACGTTGTTCTGCTAAACCGTAAGTTTCAATTTCTTTATTTTCATAAACATTATAACCAAATGAACTTTCATCAAAACCAAATTCTTTTTGGGCTTTTAATGCATTGCGTTGAGCATCGATACTAGCCATTGCATCACGAACACTTGCACGTGGATCTCTCACGACATCCATGTCATCTGTACCGTTTTCTACAATTTCATAATCGTCAGCCATTATGCTACCTCAAATTTAGCCAACCCATGTTTGATTTCCATTTGCTTTATATCAATATTTTTATTTTTTAATTCTTTTAAAATAGCAAAACACATTTCATTTGGTGTAAAAATATACACATCATGAAATGGTTGCATTTTTAAATTTTTAATTTTAGTTACAAATGCCTGATAATCAAAATTATCTGATGACGGCATTAAATTAAAGATAGTCTCTCTAGAAGAAACTTTTTCTATTACTTTCACATATGTATTTATACAATCAACCTAAAAGATTTTTTAAGATTGAAGTAACATAATATTGAGTAGAATCTGTCATATTATCAAAAGGAACATCTTCTTTTTGTTTCTTCTTTAAACCTTCTCTTTGTATGGCCAGTGCTATTTTTGTTTGTTCTGGTGTGAGACCATCTTGTTCTTTGGGTTTAAGTTTTTTCACTGGTCTTGATGAAGCTGGTTTTGCTAAAGCTATTTTAGAAGCATTACGTTCTTTAGATGCAGCTGTATCTCTTGCTCTATTAGCAGCCATTCTTGCTGCATTTTTAGCCTCAGCAGCTTCACGCTTTTCTTCTTCGGTTTCTTCGTCACGTACACGAACTGGTGCTGATGTTGGTGCTGGAGTTTTTGGTTCAGCTTTCGGTTCAGCTTTCGGTTGAGCCTTTGGTTGAGCCTTTGGTTGAGCCTTTGGTTCAGCTTTCGGTTCAGCTTTCGGTTGAGCCTTTGGTTCAGCTTTTGGTTTAGCCTTTGGTTCAGCTTTCGGTTTAGCCTTTGGTTCAGCTTTCGGTTTAGCCTTTGGTTCAGATTTCGGTTGAGCTTTTGGTTCAACTTCTTGTTTTCCAAATGACCCTTCTAATGGCGAATTAGCTGTATTTTTAATTTGTTTTTTTGTAAATAAACTTGATTTAGAAGGAAAAATAGGTTCAGTATTTTTAATCTGCCACTCAGGATCTAGTTTACGTTTTGTAATTGTATCAACTATACCTTTTACTGCACCAGCAGCTGGACTTGGAATTTCATCTGGAACTGAATCGGAAGCAGGAGTTGGATCTGGAGCTGCAGTTGGTGCTACTGGAGCTAAGGTTGGTTTTGGTAGCTTGCTTAGTGCTACTTGAGCTTGTGCGTCTTTTAAACGTATAATTGCAGCTGATTCTGCATCTTTATTTTTATTTTTATTACCTACTTCTTTTGCCTTTATACCTACTTCTTTTGCCTTTATAAAAAGTTCACTTCGTTTATTTTTTTCTCGAAATAGAGCTGCCTGATCTTTTAATTTAGCAGCTTCATCTCTATTGACTTGTCGCTCGTTATCTGCCTGATCTAATGCAGCTTGACGTGCAATTGCAGCAGCAGCTGCTGCGGTTTTACTTGCACCAACAGCTCTACCTACCTCACCATAGGTAGAAATAATACCCTGAACTTTTTCATCTCTACGAGCTTCATAACTAGCTTCTTGTTCTCGTCTCTCTTTTTTTCTTGCAGCGATACGTGCAATCTTTGCACTTTTATCAACTGGAACAGGAGCCAGAGCAGGAACTGGAGTTGGAGCTGGGACTGCTGCAGCTTCAGCATCAGATCTTTTTTTTGCTCTATTGGCAAGAAAGTTTCTAAAACTTCCAATTCCCTTTGCTGCCAAATATCCACCAGCAGCAAGTCCAACAGCTGCTACAGGTAACATTGCACCAAATGCAGAAATATCAGCTTCCTGTAAATTTTTATTATTATTCATATAACTCTTATGGTGTCGGTGGAGGTGGAGGTGTAAGACCAGCTGCTGCTAATGCGGCTGCAGCTTTAATTCTAGCAGCATCTAATGTTGTATTATTTGCATTCTGAGCTATCGTATTAGCTTGTTTTCTATTGCTTCCACGTGCACGTCTATCAGCTCTTCTGTTTTTAGATGCTTCTTTTCTTTGTTGTTCTAATGCAGCAGTTCTATGATCTGCCGCAGCCTTTCTATCCTCAATACTCGATAAAATATTTTGTTTGTCTAAAGCTGCTTTATCCGCCTCATCAGCAGCTTTCTTATTTGCTGCTTTATTTGCATCATAAATTTGTTTTGCTTTAAAGCCAGCGACACCAGCAATCAAAGCTCCACCAATAATAGTCCCAAGAAGTTCATTGATGGGTTGTTTGTTATTAAAGACAATATCACCCTTATTATTCAGTTCAATTTTTGATTCGTTTAGATGAACTTGCTTCAGGGCATTCGTAAAAATTTCTCTATCGTGTCTTTTGTCGCTCATAGAATTATTTAGATATTTTACTTGACAAAGATTTGAAGAGTTCTTATAATATACTCTAGAACAATCTCTAAAGAAACTTTAAAAAAGTATTTAAAAGAATATCTCTAAAGGTTCTTTAAAGTATCTTATAGTACTGCAATATCTTTTCAGTACAAATTTTCGCTTTTTCGCTTTTGCCTATTTTTTAAAATTTTGCCAGATTTTTATCGTAATTTAATTGATTTACGAATCAATGAAACTAAATCTGTAAAATTTTCATCACTCATTGGCTGTGATTCGCTTGGAAGAGCAGCGTTCAATGCTCTTACATTGAGTGTATTCTTGTTTGCTGAATCCTTTAAAGAATTACGAGACATGTCAATACTTGCTCGTAAGTCTGGATTATTTTGTAAATTATCTGCAAATTTTTCTCTGGCCTGAGCTTCTTTGTTTTTTCTTGCTGCTCGTAAAGATTGCTTTACTGCTTCTTTGTTTCTAGTGCCTCTATCAAAGGATTTCATAGCTTTTTTGAGTCCGGCCTCGTTTAATATAAAATTTAAGAAAGTGTCCATGTATCTATTTATTCTAAATAAATTCATGGACATGAAAGCTTTCCGTGCAGACTTGCAACAAAAATCGTTTAACGCTCGTAAGACTAATAACTACGAGGATCGCATCAACGTCACCTACAAGGGAATGGTGAGCGAAAACTCTGAAGAGTACTACAAGGAATTATCAGAAAATTTAGAAAAATCTGTAAATTTCCTAAGTGGTCTTCTGCGTGCAGCTGAGTACCAATCAATTAATCTTGGTATACAAAATGCACTTCGAGGTAGAAGTAATAATTTAAACGAAGAATATACTCCTGCAGTTTTCACCCCATTTACACCAGGTCAAGGTTATGTTCCACCACCGGCTCCACCGGCTCCACCACCAGCCCCGGCTCCTGCTCCTGCTCCAGCTCCTGCCCCTGCTCCAGCTCCAGGACCCCGCAATCCAAACAACCCACCACCAAATGATCCAAATGATCCGTTACAACCAGGAGTGACATTTACAGGAGAGGATGGTACAGTCTGGCGGTGGAATGGTTCCAGGTGGAAAATAGTTAGCAGTGCACCAGGACCTCGCTCACCTAATACGCCCCGTAAAGGTGGTGGTTATACCCCAGGTCGTAGCTAAATTAATAAAAAAATATATGCTATCATTTAAACAATTTTTGTATGAATCTAATGCACCTCCGGCTACTCCGGCTCCTGGTACTCCGGCTCCAGCTCCAGTAGCTCCAGCGGCCCCAGCAGCTCCAGCAGCCCCAGCAGCCCCAGCTCAAGCTCCTCCAAAACCAAATCAGCCTTTACAATTTCCTACAAATCCATCTCCTGGTGATAGATGGATAGACCCATCAGGTTATACTTGGGAATTTGATAAAGAAGGCGATGGCAGTTGGCACATAATTTCAAGCCCTAGGACACCTAAGCCACCTAAGCCAGCACCTAAGCCAGATGAAAAACCTTCAAAACCTGCAAAACCAAAACCACCTGCTGAAAAGCCAAAGCCAAAGCCTAAGCCAGCTCCTAGGCCTAGGAAACCTGGAGTAGGTGAGACTACAGATCCTGGGTATGTACCGATTCCTAACAGACCTGGACAAGGTGCGCCGGGCGATCCAGGATATATACCGCGACCAAGATAATACATGCTATCATTTAAACAATTTTTAGAAGAAGGTAAAGAAGGTCGTACAAAACCCTCTTCTATAGTTAAGCGTACTAAGAAACATCCTGTAAATACTTCTACTCCGGATAGTAAGATGGATAGGTTGTTTCGTAGTCAAATGAATCGTATTAAGACTACTAATTCTCCTAAAAGAGAACGTAGGATTCAGACTAATATTACGAATGATAGAGAGATTAATCATTCAGGTGCAAAACATACAGTATTTGATATAGAGAATGAACTAAGAGCAAATCTTAGTCCAGAAGGTATTAAACGTTTAGATGCGGTTTTATTGTTACATGACAAAGGACCACGAATGGGCAAGGTTCATTATAGAAATATAGAGGCTGGATCATTTTTAGAAGATCCAATCAAAAAACCACAGGAAGATGAAGAAGACCTATGGTAACTGTATCTTATTAAAAAATTATAAAATAATTTAAACGGGTCTCCCAAAAGGGGACCCCTTTTTTTATGGGTTCCAGGGGGGACCCATTTTTTTCATATAACCTGGGAAAGGGGGGGGACCCATTTTTTCAGGAATGACCTGGGGGCGTATGGGACCCATTTTGAGGAATCCGAGGGTACAAAGGGGGGGACCCATTTTTCTGAAAAGAGGGTGGGGGGGGGTCTTTTGAGGATTGAGAGGGTATTAGAGGTTTTTGAGGAAATTTAAAGTTGATTGGCTAGCCGCCACGATTTTCTGACGGAAAGGGGACCCATTCTACTGTATGGACAGTGAAAGTCAAGTTAATTCTCCCAAGAATTTAAAAAAATCATCCGGCAAGCAGGATAATATTATCGGACGCATCACAGGGCGAATCTTCGATACATCCCCTTGCATATTGTGGCAGTTTGTGTACACTTGACGCATGGCTACCGCCCCTCACTCGTTCGTCCTTCCGAATCTTTCCGCGTCGCGGAGTCTTGGAACGTGCAGCGCGGTGATGGGCGGTAGCCTTGGAGATTCTGCTATGCAGATCGTTTACCGTCAGTCCGCAGCGTTTGATATGTCCGCCCTCGAAGTCGCCTGCGGTGCCGTCACCGCAGCGGGAGCGGGTCGGGTGGCTTGGCAGCGCGTCAGTGAGTCGGACGCATCGGGCGTCGACCGTCTGCCCGGTCAGATGGATGGGCGTGCCGTGCTGAAGATGCACGTCAAGCCACTGCCGACTAAGGCAGGGCACCGCATGGTAGCGGTGGTACTCGCCGCTACTGCGGACGCGCCCGTCCGAGTCGTTCAGATCCGCGCCGAGACGATCCGGTTCATCCGGGCGTAATCGGTGCGGGATGCGGGGAGGGGCTGTCGAGCCCCTCCCCTTGACGGAGAACACCTACGCCCCTGCGGGGGCAGAATGGACACTACTATGGCTAAGAATCCAACTACCGTTGAAACTCCTCGCACCTGCACCAACATTAATCCTGAAACCTCTCGCGTCTGCACTAAGCGCGCCCCATGCCCTACCTGTTGGGATGTGGTGGTTGAAGCGATGGAACGCGAGAAGATGCGGTATGACATGCACGATGTGTGGGGGGACTGGCTACCAGAAGTTCTGTAACTCACCTACTCCCGATGACACCCGGTCTCCACCAAAAAGGAGACCGGGTGCTGTCGCGTACTATCAGCGAAATCAGCGTAGCCGCTGATAGGCCGAGCAGTGTACCATGCGAAGCAAGGATGTCAAGCAAATTCTTTCAAGTTGGACAAGAAATTTTATTTGAGATACTTTGTGGAATTCTCTTGCGTTGAATTGTGGTTCTGTTATAGTTCGGGCATGGAAACGAATCGTTCGTTTCCTCAGCCACTTGCAGGAGTAGACCTATGAGTTTCACACCGTCCGAACTGACCGCCCCCGATACCGATACCGCCGAATTGCGCGGTGTACCGTTTATGACGCACACCGCTGCGTTGTGGATCCTCCGCTCTAACTTGGAACAGTCAGTTACCCCGTCCGTCCGTAGTTCGCGAAAGTTTGTAAAGTCGATCCAATTGATGTGGGATTCACTGGAGCCAGTGATGCGCAAAGTGGACGATATGAACGAGCAGAATCGACTGGCTCACAATGCCAGAATCCGCGCTCGGCAAGACCGTAGTCTAGTCCTCATGGTTGAGGGAGCCCCGATTAAACTCGGAGCCGAAAGACCTGCCGGAGCCTGACCCACGGGGGGGCGAAAGCCCCCCTACCCTCTACCAAAGAAAGATTCACAATGGCATACACTGACCGAAATTTCAAGACGAAGAAAGAACTGAAGGAAGCCGTCGCTGCAGGCGACGTGACCGTGTTCGCTCCCGGACCGTTTGGGGGAGCAGTGATGGATGGTCTGTGCTACTTGGAAGGTCCACACTTCCCGAAGCCACACACTTGGTACGCCCAAGTCTATGTGGTCGACGGGCGAATCAAGATGGGCACTCGCGTCAAGTAACAACTAACCTACTCCCGATGGCACCCGGCTCCCTACGACGGAGACCGGGTGCTGTCGCGTACTATCGGCAAATCGGCTGCGCCGATAGGCCGCGCAGTATACCACACAGGACGCGAATGTCAAGGACAAAATTTAAAGATTTGCAATATAAATTTATTTGTGAAATATCCGATCTACCCTATTGCATTCCACAGTGGTACGGGTATGATTCGGGCATGGAAGCAAATCGCTTGTTTCCTTCGCCACTAGTAGGAGTAGAACCTATGTCAGTAATTACCGGAGATCAGATTCCCGCCTTCCGCCTGTGTGTCATCCGCTCGGGTCTGCGCTTTGAGATCAAGTGCCCGGGTATGCGGGTATCAAGCCGCTCGCCCAAGTGCAGTACCATCGTTCGCCGCGAGTTCGGATTCAAGGGAAACCCCGCGCGTCTGTTGGAGCAACTAGAAGCGTGGATGGATGCACGCGGATACCCCGATGTAAAGCGCCTCGAAATCACCAACCACTAACCACCTACTCCCGATGACACCCGGAACACCAAACAGGTGCCCGGGTGTTGTCGCATTAAAAAATAAAAATAAAAATAATAAATTTTATTTTTGTACTATCGGCAATCGGCGTAGCCGCCGATAGGCCGGAGTATACCCACTGGCAAGCGGATGTCAAGCAAATTCCGCCAAGATTCGTAATATAAATTTATTTGATATTGTGCTTGCATTTCATAGTGATATGGGTATGATTCGGGAGGCAATTCCGCCTACCTTGAAAGGATTGAAGCAATGACACTTTCCCTCACGCAATACCCGACGAACACGACGAACGATATCGCCGCATTCGATGTCGATAAGATGTCTTACATGGCGAACGCGATTCGCGGCATGAAATGGGATGCATTGAATAAGTTTACAGGCGGATTATCGGCACCGTCTAAGATGCCATGCTACGCGTATTCCATATCCGCCCATCGATGCAATGTCGGTCGTAAACTCCGCCTAGTCGCGGGTAGCACCTGCGCGAATTGTTACGCTTTGAAGGGTCGATACGAATTCCCGAATGTAAAGGAAGCAATGGAACGCCGGTATTCGGCAATGATGAATGATTCTATGGCATGGGCGGCGGCTATGGTAGCGTCAATCAATAAGACCAAGTATCCCCATTTCCGTTGGCATGATTCCGGAGACATTCAAGGAATGAACCATCTAGCGGCAATCAATGCCATCGCACACCTTACACCAACCGTACAGCATTGGATTCCGACGCGGGAATACGGATTGATTCGGCAATGGCAGCGTAGCGGGTTTGCCTTTGCGCGTAATCTGACGGTACGCGTATCCTTGCCGATGGTCGGTAAACTCGACGGATCCGCCGAATGGGCGAACTATTCAACGGTGGACGCGATTCCGACAGATGGTACTTCGGTAGTGTGCCCTAGTTCGCAGCAAGGCAATCAATGCGTGGATTGCCGATCATGCTGGGACAAGGATATCGAGTGTGTTTCATATGTGAAACACTAAATTAATTCAGGCTTCAATCCTCCCTCGCTATCGGACGTTCCGGTGGCGAGGGATTTTTTATTTAAAAATAAAATTAAATTAAAATTAATAATTTTTATTATCGTACTATCGGCGAATCGGCGTAGCCGCCGATAGGCCGCAGGCTCGGAGTATACCGACTTGGACAAGATTGTCAAGACAATTTTGACAAGATTGAAAGAAAATCTTTCTGATGAAATATTCTGAGAAACATCGTACTTAGTGGTTGACATATGATCTAGATCGGATAAGATAAACGCATCGAAGGAAACGTTCCTCCGAAGGATTAGAGAACCTCAGTTGGAGAACTGCAATGAAGAGTAAGAACCCATCATTCTTTGAGTCTGAACTTCCCCTGTTTGTCGGCGTCAATGGTCAGGCAGGATTGACCGCCCCCAATGGTCGGCGCGGTACCGGATCTGAAACCACTGATACCAACCTCTTGGACGGATATCAGCATACGCACCGCGCCTGTGTCTACGGTGTTGCAACCCGATGGGCGAGCAGTGGTATGTTCGCGATTCGCACCTTCGTCTGCCGCCTGACGGGTGCATCGAAGGCAGGACGGTGCGTGATCCGTCTGCAAGCGGATACCCCTCGCCGAGTGAAGGGATACGGGTTCATGGAAGTGACCATGACCAAGGAAGACGGTACGCATTTCGTCATGGTGATGAATGCCCGTGATGCCCGGTCAATGGCGCAGACCCTGAATGCCGCAGCCAATTCTTGCAATGCCATGTGGCGCAAGCGTAACATCATCTAAACTCCAACTGTGGTAAGGTGGGGGGCAACCGTAGCCCCCCACCAAGCCGGAAAGAACACAATGCCACTACTCACAATCAAATCGTCCATTCTCCCCAAAGAGTTTGCCTCCACCTTCGCACCCAATACCACGATCATCATCGAGTACGAACCGTCATCATGGACATCGTTCCCGGCTGAACCTGACTGTGGAATCTTCTCCGATTATCGTGATATTGAAGATGTCGAGATTCTGTCAATCGTTCAACAGATCATGGTTGGATCGGATGTCGATTCTGAAGAGGAGATTGCTACCCCAACCGATACTGCTCTGCTTGACGATATCAAGCGGATGTGCATCGAACACTTCCAAGAGGATCACGACGATTCCGATTGGAGCAGCAATGCTGACGAAGATCATTCAGAATGGAAAGCAGACATTCGCCGTGATGAACCCGACTATGATGACCGCTAATTCAAGGAAAAAATAATGAACATCAATTTCAATCGTGCAGAAGTTTGTCCGCCTTTAGCCAAGGCAATGTACAAAAACCTTATGGATAAGGCAGACAATATGTTGGCGTGGCATAAGGATCCACGCCAGGTAAACGAGTTCTTTGCCTACGCAGAGATCATCACTTCGCTCCCCATCGAATGGTTCAACCATGAAGAGCGTAGTGAACTAGTACATAGCGTTGTCGATCTCCATGGAGACTTTCATGAGTTTATGTCGAACATCATGGACGGCAGTACATCGTATGTAGCCAAGATGGGATGGGACAGACATTCGATCTGTGTTCAAATCCTTCAAGAGTCTGCTGTCATCGCAATGACCATACCCGAATCTGACAAGGGGTGGAACTGATGTTCATTGAACGTCTTGAATGCTTCCCATCGAACCACGAGATTCGTGCCGTGGTTCGATGGGGGGACTATGACGAGAATCGTCAATCCCTGTTCTTTCATGTTCGTGATGGAATGCTCTCACTCGTATTATCAAGTGTCCAAGATGCCGAAGGCATTCCACCACTAGACTTTGAGGATATGAAACGACACATTCTGTATATGCTCTTGCAGACTCATGCTGCTCAAGCAGAACAGTCGAACAATCACCAAAAAGAAATTGAAAAATCTTTCAGTAATGTTGTTGAGTTCACCCAAGTAGAAGATACAATAGACCTATGAAAACCACCGCCATCATCTTCCGTTACATCATGACTCTCCTCTTTGTCGCACTCGCCTCGTATGTCACTTGGGAAGCCGCTACTGCCGGATACTTTGATTGGTTTATGATTCCCGCTGTGTTGCTTGTTTGGTCAACGGTAATCATCTACCCAATCATGCTCAAGGATGTGGAGGCTTCTCTATGAGTCGAAAACTTACTGACAAAGATTTGGATCTCATGCTCAACTGCCTGAACGATCTGATGAAGACTGTCAATGGAGATATGTTTATATTGGAGAAACAGGTGGGATATGGGTGGAAGTTACATCGCCAAACCTCATCGCCTAATTGTCAAATCGAATTGGTCTCACCCAATTACTTCATCACTAAAAACATGATGTGGAACTTTTTAGTGAATACCTTAACGGCTATTCGTCTACAAGAAAATCAAACAGAGGTAACAGTATGAAAACCGATGAAACCGAATCAATCAACCTTCTCATCAGTCTTCTGAATCTTCGTCATGATGCAGAGATGCACGTTGTCTTCACTACAATCTCCGATCCTAAGCGTCACACGGAAGGATTGAAGATGTTTGTTCGTGAGATGCAGACTCACAACATTGGCATTCGTATGTTGTTGGATGGCAAGTACCTCGAATTGCCAGCATGGTTCACTGACAACACTTCAGAGGAAGCAGTAGAGAAAGTGCGTAACAGCATTCAAGTAGAAAACATCTAAAAAATTCAAAGAATTAATATATTCTTTTCCAACCTAAAAAATTGGAAAAGAATATTAATTTTTTATTTGGCCTATCGGCTATAATGTTGCGAAGCAACGCCGATAGGACACGAGGGATGGGAGTATACCCACTTAAGTTTGGATGTCAAGACAATTCCGCCAAGATTTACAGAAAATCTTTTTGATCGAATATTGAAGAATAGTATTGACTCTACTTTCAATTGTGTTACCATACTCGCATGGATATCAAACCAACAACCCCCGCCGATGAAATGCCCTGCACCTGCACTAGCATGGATCAATACGTAGACGGGCTTTGCCCCGGCTGCATTGAAGCCTCAGACCGCGATGCGGACTTAAAGGAGTCATGCGAAGGTGCCTGTGATGCAGGTCGCGCCTGCCACGACGAAGATGAATCTTCGGTGCGCGAAGGTGACGATGATCGCTACTACAGCGGTACAGGTGAATCGATGGATGATTCGTCTTACGAACGCTACCTGAACCGTGGATAAATCTTACAAAGTTTCGATATTGTTGTTGAACAAACCTCTTACATAGGATACCATACCGACATGAAGATCAAGAACATAGACATGGATTGGGATGACGATGAAGACGAAGACAGCATGGAAGATGAAGCCTGTCTACAGGGGCGTTGGGAACCCGTAGACGATGAGATTGAATCCCTGATTGATACCCTCGACAACGACTAAGGAGACACTATGGCGATTCTAAGTGACAGCGAGATTGCACAGTTGCAATCGACAATCTTGGCAGCAGCACAGAGCAACAGGAAGCCGCAGATCAGCGAGATCCTCGCATCAGTTCAGTACGCAGTTCTGTCCGCTGTGGACGAGAGTGGCATGGTTTGGTATCAGGATGCGGAATGCCGCGAACTGATTATGCGCTCTCTTCACAAGTTGATGGACGATAACACCCCGGATATGTTCACTCCGGTTGAGAAGGCGTTGATCATCAACCTGATGGCATTGGGTCAGTTGGCAATCATGTTGGAGGGCGTATAAACCACTAGCCTCAATGTAAGTCAGTTAAACTAGAGCGCAGTAGATGCTCGAAATTACGACTGCTGTTGGGGCAACCGTAGCCATCATAATCCTGATGAGCCGTACAAAACAGGTGAGCGGGTGGAGACCCGGCTGAAACAGGGTCTCCAAGTTTGGGATCGTAGCGCAGTTGGTAGCGCAGGAAACTTTTAATTTCTTGGTCGTGGGTTCGAGCCCCACCGATCCCACTAAAGGAGATAGAATGACAAAGACAGAACTGAAAACTTTGCAGAAGGCATTGAAAGCAATCAAAGGTGATGAAGTGAAAGATGCTGTACAACATATCATGCATTTTCTACACGATCACGGTCATGCAGTCTGTATTTTCACCCCCGAAGAAATGTCTGCAAGTTCAGCAACCGATGAGGACATTGAAGATTCAATGACCAACGCAGGATTCATGACACTCGAATGTTTTAAGATCACCGAAGAAGAAGATTAAGGAGACACTATGCAAGTATTCACAATCAAAGCAAACCCGACCGCAAAACTGAAGTGCGACTACTGCCAGCAAACCCTGACCGAAACTACTCGTATCAACATTCCAAGTCTGTCGCGAGACATTCCCGCCGCAGAGGGGATTCGTGATGGCAAGAAGCAGGGCGATTCAGCCGTGATGTGCTTTACCTGCTGCTACATGGAACGGAGTTAATACAATGACAGACAAAGAAACAACACAAATCGTTTACGACATTCCGCTCAAGGGTAACTACACAGAAGGAGAGAGAGAATACACATGGGAGCGTTTGGGTGGGTTTTACTACTTCATCCTGAACAGCGGTAGCGACCTCTGCATCGACTGTAGGTTTGGTGAAGACAATCTGCCAATCTTTGAGGATGTCAGTTGTGTCTCTGTTGGGATGCGAGGCGCAGAGAGTTACCTGAGCGAGGAGTACTTCGACTACCTTGAACCCCTGATCGAACATTTCAAAACTTTTCCAATTATTCGTTGACATTCACCCCTAAATCGGATATCATACTCGTATGAAAGAGATCGACCTGTTTGAATTGGCTGAAGACATACTCGCAAACCCTGATCTCGCAGACAAGTGGGATATGGGCGAAGTAGACTTGGGAGATATGTTTGCCACGGTGTACACCCTTGGTAACGAGGAGATCCTTGTTATCTTTCAGAACCATCTTAGCGGAGAAATTGAGAATGTCGAAACCTATGCAGACGAAGAAGAAGCCACGGAAGCCATTATCTCGCACCAAATCAGTCACCAAGAAGACGTTGACTACTACCGCACGGAGGACTAAGATGCCATCAACCGGATTTGCCAAAGCATTGAGTGACGGCATGATCGTCAAGGTTGTCTTTCGCAAGAAGGACGGAACCACTCGCACCCTGAACGGAACCACCGATCTCAAGAAGGTTCCCAAGGTTGACCACCCATCGAAGGATGGCAAGAAGGCAGACTCGCCCGGTGTTCAGCGAATCTACGATCTTGACATCGGTGAGTGGCGAAGCGTGATTCTGACCACCATCAAGAAGTGGGAACCAATCGAGTACGAATTGGTATAATGTGTGGCGCGGTAGACCAACGGCAGAGTCAACAGACTTAAAATCTGTCAAGTGTGGGTTCGAGTCCCACCCGCGCTACCTCTATTCCCGTAACTCAGTTGGATAGAGTAACAGATTTCTAATCTGTATGTCGTTGGTTCGAATCCAACCGGGAATGCTTGACTTTCAACAAAGGAGAGGATACAATATAATGAATACTATACCTTATTCGGGTTGACGGCATAACTGACCAGCGTGAAGCGGGACAGGAACCGTATAGAGGTAGCCTATGGTTGCCCGGTTGGACACTCGCCGTAAAAGTAGTGTCATACAGAAGGGTGGCTGAATTGTAGTTAGAGCGCGTGCCTTATAAGCGCGAATATGTGGGTGCAACTCCCGCCCCTTCTATTCGTGATTGGTTTGCTTAATTTTATAAAGGAGACACTATGGTGACAGCAGATAACATTGGATGGTTTGTGGCAGGGTTGATGGTTGTTGTGTTCGTAGCGTACTACATCAAGTCGATGGCAAAGAACTTTCGGGCAGAGATGCTTCAACGCATCGAGGAGATTGACCTCGGACTCAGCCGTGAATTGGAACAAGTCCACATTAACCACGACAAACGCTTTACACGGATTGAGAACACCATTGTTCGTATGAGAGATCAATGCGACAAGAGTCAGTGCTGCATTAACGAATACCCTTCGTAAGGTTGTTCAACTCCCGCTTTCCCCTCACACCGAAGTCAGAGTCGGTGTGAGGTTATTTTATTAAAAATTATTTTATATTAATTTATTGTTAATTTTTATTATCGGACGTACTATCGGCTATAATGTTGCGGAGCAACGCCGATAGGCCAGGATGGCGCATTATACCACAAAGTACACAGATGTCAAGAAAAATCTCCTCGGATTTCAAATATATTTTTTTATCAATCTTGGCAAAAATGCGAGGTATTGACTAGCAATCTTGTGCAAGTTCGGTTACCATATACACATCACGAGGATCGTCCTTGTGCCGAAGCAACAGAAGGAACCGTATGACAGACTCACAGATCAATCTCGCAATGAACAGCAACCTGACCGGAGAGAAGGGGAGCCTCATCCCCGCCATCACTCCATCGTATGTGCCTTGGGGTCACTTCGATGATGTCGAGAAGTTTGTTCGCAACAACGACTTCACCACTCTGTATGTTACCGGGCTGTCCGGTAATGGTAAGACCACCATGATTGAGCAAGCCTGTGCTAATGCCAATCGTGAGTGCATTCGTGCCAACATCACAGCAGAGACAGACGAGGACGATCTCATTGGTGGTTTCCGTCTTCACAATGGTTCGACCGTATTCGTCTACGGTGCTGCCATCGAAGCAATGAAGCGTGGGGCTGTTCTCCTCTTGGATGAGGTCGATCTTGCCTCTGAGCGCATCATGTGCTTGCAGCCAGTCTTGGAGGGCAAGGGTATCTTCATCAAGAAGATTTCGGAGTTCGTGCGCCCTGCTCCGGGGTTCATGATTGTGGCAACTGCCAACACTAAGGGTGACGGTGGTGGAGACGATATGTTCGTTGGAACACGAGTTCAGAACGAAGCGTTCTTGGATCGGTTCGATTACACCTACGAGCAGGAGTATGCTCCTCGTGCAGTAGAGACTCGCATTGTGATTCGGATGATGTCTGAGCGCAACTGTCGAGATGACGATTTTGCCAACTACCTGACGAAGTGGGCTGAAACCATTCGTAAGGGGTACGCGGAAGGTGCCTTGGACAAGATTGTCTCCACTCGCCGTCTGCTTGGAATCGTGAAGGGTTACGCTGTGTTCCGCGACAAGGAGAAGGCAGTTCGCCTGTCCCTGAATCGGTTCGACAGAGACACTCAGGAAGCGTTTTGGAATCTTTACACAAAGATTGATCCAACGATCAATCCAATCCCGGTGGCAGAGGTCGTTCCGTCTGCCCCGGTCATCGAAGAAGTGGTTAAACAAACCACCATGCCTACTACAGTCAGTATCTAACAAGGAGTCACCATGCCGTATGTCAATAAGAGAAATCGTTATATCGCAGCCGCAAAGTCTTTCGCGGAGAACAATCGCCCCACTAGTCCGGGTCGTATCGCCCGCAATGAGCCCGCGAGTTACCTGTTCGAGAAGTGGGAACTGCTTGCCATCGCCAACAAGATTGGCATGAAGGGCGTTCCAACATGGGTACTGAAGGATTGCGCTACTGACATCACCAACCTCTCACGAGGTGCCAAGATGTTCGATATGTCCGCCTTGATCGCTGCCAGTACCGCAGCCTCCGTCTGATCCCTTTTGCTTCGCGGTGGGGAGAGTAGAAATTATCATAATTTTCTGCTCTCCCCTCTTGACCCGCATTCCAATTCTGATACCATAAACAACATGAACACCTCTACATCATTGTTCGCTCGTGCCCTCGCAAGCGAGAACATCTTCGTCAACCTCGACACCACAGCCCCTACCGCTTCATTCGATATGGAGAGTCGTACTCTGACCATTCCGGATTGGAAGACATCCCAAGCACTCAAGGATATGATCATCGCCCATGAGGTCGGTCATGCCCTGTACACTCCCGCTGAGGAGTTCCTTGCCTCGCTCGACAGCGCAAAAGAGCGCAAACTTCATCCCCAAGGATACAAAGCCTGTATCAACAGCATCGAGGATGCCCGTATCGAGCGCATGATCAAGGAGAAGTTCCCCGGCTGTCGGCGTGACTTCTTTGAAGGCTACAAGGAGATTCTCGCCCTTGACATCTTTGAACTGAAGGACACTCCGGTCAGCACGATGTCGATCATTGATCGCATCAACCTGTACTTCAAGTTTGGTGTCTTCGGTCTGATGTCCTTCGACTTCAGCCCTGCTGAACAGAAGATCATTGATCGCGTATCGACTGTCAAGACCTATGCCGAAGTGGTCAAGATCGCGGACGATCTGTTCATGTTGGCAAAGGAGGAGATGGATGAGAAGCCTGATACATCCCCATCCAATGATCTTGGCGAATTGATGGACAAGAAGTTCATGCGTGATGGCAAGGATTTGACGGATGCAGATCAGTACAGCACAAAGCGTGAAGACTTTCCGTATATGTCGTACTCGCTGCCCAAGGTGGATTCATCGCTTTGCATCGTTGGCTTTCAGGAAGTCATTGATGACTATGCCTTCAAGACTATTAGACTTCAAGACAATCCACGCAAGAACAAGGATTGGATCTCAGAGGTCAATACCATGATCTCCTCCACAGAGGTTGAATTGTCAACCTTCCGCAAGGAAGTGGACAAGAGTATCAAGGAATTGGCTGCTCAGTTTGAACGCCGTAAGGCAGCAGCAGAGATTCGTAATGAGCGCATGAAGGAGAGCGGAAACCTCAATCCGGATCGTCTTCATCAGTACAAGACACATGACGATATCTTCCTTCGCAATCTTGTGAAGTTTGAGGGCAAGAAGCATGGCATGGTCTTCCTGATTGATTGGTCGGGCAGTATGTCATGCTGTTCAGACAATGTGATTCGTCAGACTCTGCTGCTCGTTGGCTTCTGCCGTAAGGTCAAGATTCCATACGAAGTGTTCCTGTATACCGATTGTCAGGACAAGACACAGAGGATTCCCGGTGCTGTGGAGACTGCTCGTTTGGAAGCAGAGAAGGCAGAGATTTACAAAAAGATTTATCCAAACCACCCCTCTCGTCATTCCACCTTTGGTAATGCAAAGGATGAGAAGGATTCCCTAAACTTTGTGCATACCAATTTGGTACAGGTTCTCAGCAGCACCATGACGGATGCAGAGCAGAAGGAGATGGAAAAATTGCTGTGGTTGGCAGGTGGTTCAAGCAGCAACCGCAAGGACTACACCTATGCCATCAACGAAGTGATTCCGTCAGCATTGCACATGGGTGGAACGCCTACGGTGGAAGCCATGATGATTCTGCACGACTTCCTGCCGAAGTTCATCGCCAAGACCGGATCGCAGATCACTTCGCTGATCATGGTCACGGATGGTGAGCCGAATCATCAGAGTATCTCAGGCAAGAGGTCTTACAATGCAGTCAAGGGATTGCGTATTCAGCACATGGCAACAGGTCGGATGGTCACCATACCATCGGACACTCGCACGGGCGTGGACAGCCTTGGGCTTCAGTTGCAATACTTCATGGCATCGGAGATGCAGAGAATGGGCGTTACTACCATCGGGTTCTCCATCGGTGGCATGACGGGCGTGGGTGCATCGCTGTTTACGAAATTGATTCGTAATCCGAAACAGGTCTACCCAAGCAACATGACTCGCAAGGAGTACGCGGAAGCACAGAAGTCAGAAGTGTCAGATGTCAATCGTGAGTACAACACGGACAACTTCTACCCCGCTCTTCCTGAGTTGACTCCCGGTTTCCATGAGTATTACATCGTCCGTCCTTTGCGCCCTGCTTCCGATGTCCTGCCTGAATTGGTCGGAACACTTACCAAGATTCGCAATACTTTCATCAAGAGCATGACCAATCGTATGGTCAGTCGAGTGTTCTTGAATCGCTTCGCCAATCTTGTGGCAGGTCATCTGCCCAAGAAGGGCAAGCGGTAGAGACAAACAGTAACCGTAGAGGGTTCGCCACCTAGACTGTCAAGAGTCTAGGTGGTTTTATTTTATCTACACCCAGGGAGAGCGCCTGGGAGCCCAGAATAAAAAATAATAATTATCGGACTTTGTACTATCAGCCTACAGCCTATCAACAAAAAAATTCGTGATAACTCAAATTTTGACCTTGACACAGCCCTTCGCGTATGGTAGAATATAGTTCCCGCGCACCCAAAAAGCCGATAGGTCGCGTCCAATAATACCCCCTCACAAATAATTTAAAAAAATCTGTGATAACCTAAAGTTTGACCTTGACTATTGTAATAAGTTTGCTATGTGGTATAATATGGTATATGAGTGTTACCAGACCAACCACCTCTCGCCCCTTGCAGTCTGGGCTTGAGAGCGTGAACCCAGAACCCTCTAGAGTACTGCAAGACCAATCTTCTGCTACTTCGGCGCATCTGCCTCTGTCCATGGTATCTTCTGATACCTTGGTGTATATTGAAACTCCTGTGGACGGTATTCAGGACGATATCCATGGACAGAGAACAGATGTATTATTCGCCAATGTACTATCAGCCTATCGGCACTCTATACCATACCAGTCTGAATGCTCTTGTATGCCAGCGAGCTCTCAAATACTCGGACGGTATTCAAAAAGGAGAGGATTGTAGAAATATGGATGGTATTTGAGAAAATTGTATTGATTTTGTAAAATACTGTGGTATAATGTACTATGTGAGCCCTCTTGGAGGGGGGCCTTGGACAGGATTCAAAAAATATGATAAATTTTGTATAGAGATTGTCTCAAAAGAATCGTTTATAGGCTCTTGGCAGGTTACAGAGGTCTGTAGAGTGCCTTTGAGGGCTAAAAGGGCTTAGAAAGGCTCTCAGGGCTGTTGTAAACGAGTCTGAGAGGGTGTACTATATGTTTTTGTAGGACAGGATTCAAAAATTTTCCAAAGTTTCCTTTTACCCTCTCTCCATCCCTTTCATACCCCATTTACCCCCCTATATAATTGCTATGGTAAACTCTCTTTATATCGATCAATCTTGGGAATTAAAATTAATTGATAATGTTGCTTCTTCCATAAGAGATTCCTTATGGTTGAATACTTCTAAGATTGCTATTCTACAACTCAGTTATGAATATAGTGGATTATTTGCTCAGATACTCTCTCATCGTCTCAGTATTGAAGGTGAGCCTATGTCTATTGAACCTGTTAATATTCCCTATAAGAATGAGTTTGAGGTGGTACTTCACCCCAATCAACTTGATCCCTATGATAAGTTAATCGTATTAGATAGCGGTTGTTTGAGTGGGGGAAACTTTAGTAAAGTAAAACAAAAATTATTAAATTATGGGTTTCCCTTGGAGAACCTAATTTTTGTCTGTCTTGCCTGTTCAAGTGAGTCAAAGTTTATGCCTACACATTGTCCCGTTATCTTTGACGGAAGTACTTCAATGGTTCACTTTTGGTGGGAATGCAAGACTACAAAATTTAATTAAATTTACTCTCCCCCTCCACCACCATCTCCTCCACCTTCTCCTTCGCCACCACCATTTTCATGGTCGTGTCCATACATTCCACCAAACCCGTAATAGGGGAAAAAGTATCTCAAAGGCTTCTTCTTAGAAGTCTTCTTCTTTTTCTTCTTACCTTTTAAAAATTCTTTAAATTTCTTCATCAGCAGTTCCACTTTCTGAGTGATAAGGCTTTTCTTGTAGGTCTTCCCTTTTCATCTTTCATTGGTCCGGGCATTCCGCCCATTCTTGCACAGAAAGACTTTCTTCTTTTTGCTGCCTTTGACCCAGGCTTAAGTTTAGATGGCTTTGTGGTAACAGCAGTTTGAAGTTTGGAACCTGGGTTCTCTCTACGATATGCTGCAACTCCCTTGGCGTTTAATCCACCTTCAGGGTTCTTTCCCTCTTTGCGTTGCCATGCAGAAGATTCATTTAAAAATTCTTTAAAACTTTTCATGTGTTTCTCTTGGTGGGGGAAACTTTGTTACCCCCTGCTCCCTGCATTCCAACTCTTGACTTCTCTGCTTTCTTACTCTTGAGTTCCTTGGAAGACATCTCTGAGGCTGTCTTGGGAGTCTTACTGCTGACTCTCTTGCTTGGTCTGCAATACTCATTTTTTCCACCAGCACCACAATCTTTACCTGACTTGGTGTCTACCCAATCTTCTGCTTCCCATCTCTTGAGGTTTGCACCTGCTTTAGACTTTTTAACCTTGCCCTTTCCTTTACGACATTTTGCCGTTGCTTGGGCTGCTCTTGCTGACCACTTACCATAAGAAGCCATGATCTTGCGATAGCAAGCATCCTTCTCTTCGTATAGGTCAGTAGATTCGGCTAAAAATTCTTTAAATTTTTTCATTTATCTATTCTTGTTCTTCTTATTCTTCATTGCCATAGAAACTGCTTTACGGCGATTAGCAAGATATCCATCAGTTTTATTTGTAAGACCATCATTGTTAATATCTGCGTCTTCTTTGCCTACTCGGTCAAGTTTTCTTGCTTTTCTTGATTTTAGTTTTGCTTTAAGTTTTTCTTCTAAAAATTGAAGTTCTTTTTCAAGTTGTTCTGCTAGATTTTGATAATGACGTGTAATGTGATTCATAGTATAATATTTAGATTCTTTGGTTGACATTACCCTTAAATAGAGTATCATATGCATATGAGCACTAAAACAACTAAAAAGAAAATCACTAAGCCTGCCCCTAAGCGTTACATTCTTTCTCTACTCCCCCCACCGGGTGCCTTCTCTATACTACTTGACTTGGCTATTCTCGCCATGCTCACGTTTGCTGCCAGTACATTGTTTCTCATGAGTCTGCAACTTTGTCAGAAGATCACCATTACTGTTGGAAAGTAATATGACTAACTTTGTAAGTTTTGTTGCTGTCATGGCTACTCTTGTGATTGGACTTGCATTACTTTCTATTGCCTTTGCTGTTGTGTTATCAATTGCTATTCGCGCTTTTCAAGGAAACACATGAGCACATACTTCATTGGTTGCCCTCATTTCGGACACGAAGCGATGTATCGTTTTGTTCGTGCAAATGGAGAAAAGGTTCGTCCATATGCATCAGCCGCAGAAGGTGATGCTGTCATGGTGGAGAATTGGAACAAGACTGTTTGCAAAGGTGACAAAGTTTATGTCATGGGTGATGTTGCATTCACACCAAAAGATTTAAAAATTCTTGAATCACTCAATGGTTCAAAAATTCTTATAAAGGGTAACCATGATACTCTCGAACTCTCAAAGTATGCCAAGTACTTTAGAGATGTTCGTGCGTATCACAAGTTAGACAATGAAATTCTTTCGCATATTCCTCTTCATCCTGTGTCTCTATGGAGAGCCAAGAGAAATACTTCTTGGTTAAATATTCATGCTCACCTTCATGCAGAAGAAGTTATGCTTGCCGAAGGAGTGACAGATCTGAGATATTTCTCTTGCTGTGTGGAGAGAATAGGGTATACTCCTATTAGCATTGATGAGATACGAAATCGTGTTGCTAAACTTTAATTAAAGGAAACCAATGGCTATTAACTTTGTAGGCGATAATGATCACGGTAATGCAGATATTCCTTTGTCCGTTACGTTATGGGCAGAGATTACACAACTTCGTCAAGAAGTTGTCAGACTTAACAATGTAATCAACGAACTCAAATCGTTAGATGAACACAATGAATCTGTAAAAAATAGTTATCAAAAGATTCTTGACAAACACCACGATATTTTTCTGAAGTTAGCAGAGAAAGAAAAGACCAATGGCTGATGGAGAATTTATAAAACACGGAATGACTCAAGGACGATTTGACTTTCTGATGCAGCCATTTGACGATGAAGATTTTATCGTAATGCTCACAGCAGAGGAACTCAAAAATGGATGGCATTGGTGTGATGAATGGGATGGTCTTCTCATTCACACAGATGACATTGAGTTTCAGCATTGCAAATGTGAATTTATGAATAAGTTTAGAAAGAAAAATATCAATGAGAATTAAACCACCTACACTCGGAGAAAAGATTGCAATGACAATGACACCAACAAACGATAATGCACCGATCAATGATGCATCTACTCTTGTGGCTCGTCTTGAAGAGCACTCAGACTTTGCTCACAAGGTGGTGCGTGATCTGTTGCGTGAAGCATCAGAACGAATTCAGTTTCTTACTAAGGAACGGGATTACTATGAGATGAAGATGACTTTCTATGCTAAGGATGCAGAAAGAGATGCACGGATGCAATTGTATCTATCCAAAGAGGCTATGCATGTAAGTGAATGTCCTCCTAGAGAATGAGCATAAATAATTTAAGGTCTTATCGTCTAGCCAGGTTAGGACCTGGGACTTTCAATCCCAGTACATGGGTTCAAATCCCATTAAGATCACTATGAATGATATAGAAACAAGATTGCGAAATATGGCAGATAAATGGCGCACAGTAAACCAAGAAGTTTATGATATATGTCGTGATGCTGCTGAAGAAATTCGAGTACTCAAAGCATCAGGTAAGTATACAGAAGACATCATCAATCATTATAAACACGGAACAGGATGGGGTAGAGGCAGTGATGAGTGATAATATTAAAAAACTTGCAGAGAAACATCCACTTGTGTTTGCTAATATGTCAGAAGCAGCATGGTCTGATATACCTGATGGTTGGATGAATCTTGTTGATGAACTCTGTTCTAAACTTACTCCACTACTCGTTGATTCATATGCTAAGTATCCACTCAAGGAAGATGAGTATATGATTGGTATCACCATTGATCAAATTAAAGAAAAGTTTGGTGGTCTTCGATTCTATTGTAGTTTTCTCACAGAAGATAATGATCTCTGGGATAAAGCAACTGTTATCATTGATGAATACGAAAAGAAATCATATGATATATGTCAGATCACAGGAAAAAGTGGAACACTTCGTTCCAAACAAATGCCTATAGTGACTTTGTGTGATGAAGAATTTATTAAAATGAAAGAGACAAAGTAATGAAACGTATTGTATCTATAAAACTTTTGTTAGTTTTTATTTTCTTATGTTTATTTAATGTACTTGGTTATTTGTATACATTAAATCCAATGGGTGCACTTATAGGTTCTGCCATTGGTGCTGTCATTGGATATGTTGTATCTGAACTCAAAGCAACTGAAGAATAAATTTAGGCAAGACCTAAATCTTTCATCTTTAATATAGTTTTAAGCCAATTGTTTTTTTCTTTGTCATCTTTGGCTTTGACTACAGGTTGTTCATTATAGATATCTTCTGCTCTTGCTGCTGCTGTAGTTTTACTTTCAGCAGCTTTCCCCATTTTAGATAATTCATTCCTATCTAATTTTGCTGACTTATTAAAATGGTCATATCTGTCACCTGGAATATTCGGATATGCTGCGAGAGCAATTCCCTGTCTATTGAATTTAAGAGCCCGTAGACTTTCTTCTTCTCGTTTAAGTTCATGTCTTGGTAAGGATGTTTTAATTCCTTTATTAAATTCATATTCTTTACGAGTATCTTTATTATATTTTATTCTACCGGATCTATGACCTTGACGCTTTACTTCTTTTTCAGCAGCAGCAAGAGCACCTACATCGTTTTTTGATTTTAAAAGACGCAAAGTTCTTTTTAAACCTTCGTACAAAGATTGTGCATCTAAACCTAATTCACTGTAAATATCGTTGTTCATAGTCCAGCCTTTCGTTTCATGTCAGCAACTTGTTTACCGACATAGTTACTCACTGCCTGATTGGTATCTTGCCAACTTAAATCACCAGTTTGTGCTTCTACTTCTGGTGTATTGGGATCATCGATATTAGAATTTACAATATTTGAATATTCTGCTTCTTCTTCTGGTTCAATTGCTAGACCAAGTTGAGAAGCAGTATCTCTCTTCTTTGGTGGTTGTGCATATTCATTGATAAACTGAGAAAATTTTAGCATAATTTTGATTCCTTATTATTTATCGTTACACATTATTCTGGTACAATTACATATTGTGGTGGTGTGGAAATATTGCGTTTTATCCATATACCATATCCATTTAATGGAACACTGCAGTCAACTATAACTTCTGAGGGAATGTCAGAATCTGATCCTACTCTCTGGAAGACTATTGTATTGTTAGCACGTACATGGGCATGTGAGGCAGTTATTCTCCAAAGATACTTATTGGATTTTAATAATTTTCCACCACTTTTTACAATACCTTGAACTGCATCAACCAATACAAGTCTATCTACAACAGAATTTATATCACCTGTACTATTAGAACATGTTCTAGCTTTTGAATCATTACTTATTACACGCCATGCATCTAATGCCGCTTGAAGTCTTAGCGTATAAAATTCAACATATGGATATTGGAATAATATGGTATACAAAACTCCATGTAGAACTGTGTGATAGAAAAATTCATACCAATATCTACCACTACCGTTTGTATAATATCCCATACCAGGACCAAACCAGGGTGTATGTGTTTGCCAGAAAGAAGGATCTGTTCTAAACATATGCCGCACCCATTTTACATCATCTATAAATTGTTTGTGTGCTACTTTTGAACTCCATAATGGATCACTATTATCATTAGCATATCGCACAAGAGTACCAGGTCCAGTGTATGTTAATTGGTTGTGTCCACACCAACTGTATCGTTCTCTATCTGTTGTTGGGTTTGATATATAACCAGATATATAATTTAAATCACCTGAGTTCCAGATTATATTCCCGTTATTACCATAAAATCCTTTTCCTCCGCTACATGCTGTAAAGTTAGGATTTAAAAATACATTGTCATTAGAATCTCTTGCATATTCTCCTTCGATTTCATCAATCGGATAGTTTTCATAATTTGAATAAATACTATTTTGAAAACGAGGAATCGATGCAAATGCTTCTGTAAACGCTCGTGTCGAATAATAACCATTTACCAATTCATGTAATGCACCATCTAATGCAGCGCGGATATATATTTCGTCAGTTTTTACAGCTTGAGATTTTGGACCACTGGGACCAAAAAAACTAAACTGCCTATAATAGTCAAGACCAGCAATTTCAAAATCTCCTGGGTGTGTTATACCATACCATAATTGTAATACTTGTTCAGCGGTTGCAGATAAACCAGGTTGAACAGTAAAATTTTTATAATAATCTAAGAAAGCTTCTGCAACGGATTTATTATTTTGTGGATTTATAAAATTATTAAACCTTGGGTCATGCATGTAAGCTGGAATAATTCTGGCATCTAAAGTCCATCCACCACTTGATGGAAAATTACGAATTGGATTACCAGAAATATCAAAATCAGTTGGTTTAACTAAGCCATATCCAGAGTTATAACCCTGCAAACCATACAAAGGATCTGTAGTTTCATGATCGTCACAAAAATAATTAATATTAACATTTTGTGTGTTAGCATAATTTAATACAGAAACAACAGCTTGTTTCACATCTTCGTATTGAACATCAGTCCACGGATTTAAAAAACGACCATTCGAATAAGTAAAACCATCTGCAGTTTGTTTATAATAATTGTGTTTATCGATGGTCCACGAAGTCATTTCATCCCATAGATAATAAACACTTACAACTCTACGAGTATCTGGGACTAAAGTTATTTCACCAATTAATGAAGCCAAATCAACACTAGAGGCATTTTGTTCAGTTGCTAATCTAAAACCATTGTTATTATTTCCACTCAAAGCAACCATAGGAACTACAGCAAAATTAGTATCTGTTTGCCATGTTGGGCTATTTACAAATGTTGTTGCCCATACAGCATAATCTAAAGCAGAAGTTGGTTCTGGTAATATTGTATCTGGAATAATATCTGATGATGTAGATCTTTGGCTTGCATCAGAATTCATATCTTCACCAGTTGCATGTAATAAATCTTCTAAACTAAGTGCAACATGACCAAAAGAATTCATCCATTCACCAGTAATTTGGTTCACATAAAATATTCCAACTGGAGTATTATGAGGAATCCAATCAGAAGGAGAAGATACTTGTTCGTGTAAATGTTTAGGTAATCTAGAAAAATGTCTACCTAAAGATTCATTCAAAGATTTTACAAATTGTTTATTTAATGATGGATTATAAGGAGTTCTTAATTTTTCATAGTGAGCTGTTATGAATCTTTGTTTATTTGATTCCTCTTGAAGTTTTATCTGTTGCAGACGTAAAATTTCAGCAGCTTCTTTTTCTTTTTTAAGAATTAAGCGTTTATCTGATTCAGTCAACAAATGCTTACCAGTTATACTGGAGATAAAATTCTTATTAACATGGTCACTCATATATCTATTTATTCTGTTGGATTAAAGGTAATTCTAAAGTATAATACACATATGATGTCAAACAAAGAACTTGAAGAACAAATTTACGAATTTGGATCTGTCATGTATAAACTTGGTAGACTTGAAACTGATGGAAAAGAAACTTTAAAAGAATATAACCAATGTTGCAAAAAAAGAGAAGAGCTCACCAAGATTTTTGATGAGCTCTTCAAAAGTAAAACTAAATTGTTTTTGTGATTATCCGCGACGTCGACGGTTGCTCGTTTGTGGAGCATATGACTGATAAGCGTTAGGACCAGGAGCATTTGATGGAACCATATTACCAAGCAATTGACCCAAACCAGCTCCATCGTAACCAGGTTGACCCCAGTTTGCAAGGAATTGATCAACGGTTTGTTGATTACCAGTATTGTTGGCATCACTATCACCAAGAGTACCAATAGCATTACCACGACCGAATGATGCTGCACCCATTGAATTTTGACCACGCATAATTCTTTGAGCAGCTGCGCCTACGCCATTACCAGCAGAACTTGTTCCCTCACCTGCATTTACATCATTATTATTTGGGACCATGCTACCGAGCAAACGACCCAAACCTTCACCATCATAACCAGGTTGACCCCAACGGCTCATAAATTCAGCAATTGTCATTCCTTGGGATGCACCAGTACCGTAATCCATTGACTGTGCTCCTTTTCCTACACTTGGACGTGCTGGGCTTAGAGTTGTTGTAGAAACAGCTTCTGATAGATTACGAAGACTGTAGTTGATTTGAGAAATTTGTTCTTGTAGTTGGTCGCAACGATTTTTGTAATATTGTGTCAGATAATTCATTATTTTTTCCTTTGTTTAAAGTCTATAGTACTTTAGTATTAGTATTTAGCAGGATTAATTTTTACTTTTGCCTTGGTTTTTTTAGTAGCAATAAGTCCCATTTTTGTTGTGTCTAAACCATCATATTGAGATACCGGATTGAGTGGAACTGCCCCCAATTTATAGGGTTTTAAGTCAGTATTTACTCGTGTTCTTACGTAGTTTCCAACAGCCTGATTGACATCTTGCCATGTAGCAAATTCATCATAGGTGTTTTCTGTATTATTGGTGTTACCATTTAACCCTAGTCTAGTTTTAGCTTCTTTTCCACCGTGAGCACGCATAACATTCATAACCTGTGCAGCAAGAGTTGGAGTAAGATCAAAACCTAAACCAAAGTTGGGTTTTTTTACTGCTGTTGTTGTTGGCGAAATACCCTTTCCTGTTGGATTTCGAACAACGATATCTGTAAAAATTTCAGATCCACCCAAACCAGACACAGAACCATTTGTGATTGATTCTGTTCCTGGAACGAGACTCGGTCCCTTTCCTGGAGCGTTAACTTCTGTGAAATATTTTAAATATTTACTCATTATGCTCTTATGTTAGGAGTTCTACCAGCAGTGGCTACTAGTTTCTTCTTCAGTGGTGCACCTAGAGGTCCAGCCTGTGCATCAGCCATTGGGTTAGCTGATGGAATTGGAATTCCTCTATTTTGTGCAGTCGGTCCACCTGTTTGTTGTGCATCAATTGGAGCACCAGCACTAGCCAATTGTGGTTTGGTAGTCATTGTTGCTGCTTTTGCTGTCACAGATGATCCAACTGCTACTGGTGGTGCAGCCGGAGCAATAGGTCGGGCTGGTGTGGCAGTAGGTTGTGGGATTGTTGCATTACGTGCGGGGGCAACAATAGGTTTCACTGGGTTAGGATTACCACTTACAGGGCTTGTAGTAGGTTGCATCGCTGGAGTTGTATTTCTAGTACCTGTAGTGCTTGGTGGTGGTCCAACAGAAGTTGGTGCTGATGCTGCTGGTGGTGCTGCTGGTGTTGGCGCTGCCTGTCTTGTTTGTAACTGTGGTTGACCAACAGCACTATTTACTCCAGCTGGAGTTGGTTTTGCTGGTTGTGTTGTCATGTTTGCCGCAGCATTCGTAACTTGACCACCGCTAACAGGTGGCAGCGTTGTCTGTGGTTTTTCTTCCTCTGGAAAATCATTTATATCCATCGGTTGATTCATTCCACCAGTACTAACTGAAGGTGCGGGTTTTGGTGGACCCATTTCCTCTGGTGGAGCAGCTTGTTTCATCTGATTAATTAAATCAGTACCATACTCGGTATTAGGTTTTGGTGGACCCATTTCTTCTGCTGGAGCAGTTGTCATGTTTGCTGCAGCCTGTGTAACTTGACCACCTGTTGTCTTAGGACCTCTATCTTCTATAGAACCTCTATCATTGTTTACATCAACCGGAACATCCGTACGATCTCTTAGATCAGCGGCAGTTTGTTGTGCAATATTGTTTATAAACCCAGGAGTTACAATTTGTCTTCCTTGTGAATCGATATTTCTTTGACTTTCACGATATTTTGGATCATTTCTAAAACGATCTAATTCTCTTTGTGATGCATCAACTTGACGATCAAGCCTTCCGGTCTCTTTAGCCATTTCATCGTTTTGTTTTTGGTATCCTTGGTTCATCGCATCAGAGCTAAGAGCTCCCTGTCTTGCTGCTTCTGAACCATATCTTCCAGCCCCTGCTAGTCTACTTACTAAAGCACTGTCTTCTCTATTTGTTGCATCATACTTACGACCAGTTTGTCTTTCAAACTCACCACGAGTCATACTCGTTCCTTGAATTATTGTATCTGGTCCTAATCGGTCAATTGTTGTAGCAAGTGAAGCAGGCCTTCCTTGTGCATCAACATATTGACCTCTTGCATTTTGAGTATAACCCATCTTTTCGTAACCAGCTTTTTCTAATCCAGCAACAGCTGATGCATCTCTGGCTTTTCGTGCATCTTTATCGGCTTGGCTCATAAAGCGTTCTTTCGAATCGCTTTTTACCATTCTGTCAATGTCAGATTGTGAAAATTTATCATTACCTTTCTTCATTGCTCTCTGAGAACGTAATTGACTTACAGCTCTAGCTGCATTTGTTGATGCGCTTGAGCTTGGGTTAAGTGCACCCATTCGTGCAAGATTTTCTTCTGCTTCATCTCTTGTTTGTTGATTTCTTTTTGCGTAATAAGCTCGTCTTGCAGATTCATAATCACCTTTTTCCGTATTTGGAGCCATGGGTGCTTTGCCTCTATTATTTTCTCTAGAGTCTGCACTACGGTCTTCTTCTGGTGGTGGTGGTGGTGGAGTATATGGTTGTTGTGGTAACCCAGGATTCTGTGGAACAAAGTTTGGGTCTCTTGGATCTTGTGGTATTGGAGCTACACCAGGTGAACCTGGTTCACCTAGACCAATTAA